CCAGAGATGGTCAAGAAGGACACCAGGCAGGCTGCCACGCCCCTGGCAGACGATGGACTGCCTGAGATGTCAGCAGAGCGCATCGAGGCCAACAAGAAGCGCCTCAGAGAGATGCTCGCCACCATGGGTGGCAGCCCCAACTTCAGAACCCACCAACCACAGAGAATTGGAGATCTCATGCCACGCGTAAAGAAGTCACATACACAACCCCCAATGGTTGTACATGGACAACCCTCTCATGCACAACCCTCAATGGTTGTGAATGAAGGCTCCCATGCACAACTACATGCACAACCATATGCACAACCCCAGAGTTGTGCAAACATGAAAAACATAGGTATAGAAGAGACTTTAAAGACTTTAGAGTTACATGTAGTTAAAGACTCTGTTTGTACAACAATCACAGACACAGACATGAAAGCCATCGAGCTGCTGGTCGAGGTCGGTTGCAACCAGGCAGACCTCGAGGCCCACCTGGCAGCTGCAGACCTGTCCAAAGGCGTGGCATCCGTCCTGTGCGACCTGATCGATGCCAGGTCATAGGGCCATGCAGGTACCTGAGAAGCTCTACAAGCGCCTCGTAGGACTGTCTGGCTACCCTAGTCTACCCAAGGGGCCACCAGCCTCCTACAGAGCCTTCTGTGAGGTTTGTACAATCAACAAACGCTGGTATGGTGCTTGTCGTGTACAGACACCCCCTGCCACCCGTGTTTGGACAGGCCACGGGCTGCAGGTGTGGTGGGGGCCTGATGGTCGGGTCAGTGCTGTCGGCCTTGCCCAGCCACAGGCCACCCTTCCCTCCCCCCACCCCCAGCGTCTATACGGGGGGACCCCCCAAAAATTTTCCTCACCTTTTCCAACGGGAGACAACGATGCGACTGACGGGTGACCGCAACCAGTGCCCGAGCTGCGGGCTGCACTTCAACTCGACCGCTGCCTTCGATAAACACCGCACTGGCAGCTTCACCGGGTTTCAGCGCCGCTGCCTGACCGAGTCCGAAATGTTGGCCAAAGGCATGGGAAAGAGCAAGTCGGGGTTCTGGGTGGGTTCCCCGATGGCCAATGCAGGTGCTCAGTACTGGTCTAAAACGCCCTCCGAGGGGGTGACTGGTACTCAGGTATCCCCAGCAGCATGACAGAGCCTCAGAAGCGGTTACTGAGGGTTTCCTCACCTTTTCTTGGAGAGGGTGACCGCAACAGCTTAAAAGGAGACAAAGCAGATGGCGTATGAACACAAGCCAGGCCAGGGCACCCTGGGGAAGGCAAAGAACAAGACCAAGGACACGAGCCCTGACCTCACGGGCAAGATCAAGCTCATGGACGGCCAGGAGTACTGGATATCGGCCTGGGTGAAGAAGTCGAGCAATGGTGGGGAGTTCTACTCGCTTGCTCTTGGCCAACCCGTGCAACCGGCGCAGGAGGTCTACTCGGCTGCCCACCAATCGTTCATGCGAACACCTTCGCCCAGTGCGCCGAGCAAGCTCGATGACCCTGACGGCGATATCCCGTTTTGATGAATGAGCTGGCTCTTTTCGCAGGTGCTGGTGGAGGAATACTTGGGGGACATCTCCTTGGATGGAGAACAGTCTGTGCAGTCGAGTGGGAACCCTATCCAGCAAGCGTATTGTGCGCCCGACAAAATGACGGTTTTCTCCCGCCTTTCCCGATTTGGGATGACATACAAACCTTTGACGGAAGACCTTGGCGAGGAATTGTTGATGTTGTATCGGGAGGGTTTCCCTGTCAAGACATCTCTGCCGCGGGGAAAGGAGCAGGGATTGACGGAGAGCGAAGCGGGATGTGGACCGAAATGGCGAGGATCATTCGCGAGGTTCGACCCCGATTCGTATTCGTGGAGAACTCACCAATGCTCACTTCTCGGGGGCTTGACCGAGTACTCGGAGACTTGGCCTCGCTGGGGTTCGATGCGGAATGGGGAGTGCTGGGAGCGGCAGACGTTGGCGCACCGCACCAGCGAGATCGCATCTGGATTGTGGGGCACTCCAACGACAAGCCAAGACTACAAACCCGTAAGAAAGTTGACTCCAAGCGAAGCAAATGGGACTCACGGAGTGATTCTTGTTGGCAGTGTTGGAGAAAGTTATCCGAACCTGATTGGAAGGTATCTGAAGCCGTTAGTGACCGAATGGCTGATGGGGTGGCCGCTAGGGTGGACCGCCTTAGAGCCATTGGAAATGGACAAGTACCAGAAGTGGCTAGACGAGCATGGGGGAAGTTAAATGCCTAGATCCCCAAGACTAGCCAACCAGGTGCCAAGCCTGAAGAACTGGGGCGGGGTGCGCTCGGTGCAGCGTCGCCTGGAGCGGTCGCAGACCATCATCGAGAACCGTGAGGCGGTGGCCTACAGCTTGCTGTGCATGGCCAACACCAAGATCACCGACATCCTGGCCTGGGACGAAGAGGGCAACGTGAAGGTGAAGGCTGCCTCGGCGATCCCTGACCACGCCCTGCAGGCGATCAAGAACATCAAGGTCACCAAGGGCAAGGACGGGGCCTCTACGCTGGAGGTGGAGCTCTACGACAAGGTGGGTGTGCTGCGGCTCTTGGCTAAAGCTTCTGGCCTCTTGGATAACCCTGACGACGGCAGCGAAAAGCCCAGCGTAATCGGCATCAACGTGCAGGCCCCAGAGATCGAAGACGTGCAAGAAGAGCGTGATGCCAGACAGCTTTGATGGCTGGTTGCAGCGCCGTCAGGATGCGCGAACATGGACCGAGGACGAGCTCGCTGTGGCTCGCCTGGTCTGGCGCGAAGCCTGGCGCATAGCGCACAAAGAGCTTGACGACCTACGGGCCCGAATCAGGATTCTTGAAGAAAGGAGCACGCCATGAAAAAAAAGTGGAAGACCTGCTGCCGCTGCGCAGCTCGTATCGAGGCCAAGCCTGGCCGCAAGTACTGCCGAAACTGTCAGAAAGGATTCTTCTCATGAAGACTCGCGTAAGTGGTGTGCCCTACTTCGTCGAACTGCCTGATGGCATGACACGTTGGCAGGTGTTCGCTTCTGGCTTTGCCATCGGTGCCGTGTCAGCAATCATCGGCACCCTGGTAACGTACCGATTGATGAATGAACCTGTACAAACAGTGACCAATGTCACACCCGACCAGATCATTCAGGCCTACAACCGGGGGATTGGTGACGCGCTGAAGACCAACCCTAGCAGCTGGGCGCTTGAGCAATCTTGCCTCGAGCTCTGGGCCAACCAACAGCCAGCGAGGTGAACGTGGGGGCAGATGATCGACAGGTCGGAGGCGACCACTATAAAACCCTGGCTGTTGAGCCCTGGGCAGCCATGCAGGCCTGGATGACGCCAGAGGAGTTTCGCGGGTTTCTCAAAGGCAATGTCATCAAATACCTTGCGAGAACCAAAGGCCCAAACGATATCCAGAAGGCGCACCACTACATGGAAAAGCTGCTCGAGGTCACCAGTGGCAAGAACTAAAGAGACCGGCAGCAAAGAGCTGCCCACCACGGGCCTGAACCTCGACTTCAGGACCTCGCCCGTCGTCTACAACTTCCTGCAGTCCGACGCATTCGTGCGTGGCTTGATGGGCCCCGTGGGGTCAGGTAAGAGCTACGCTTGCGCGGCTGAGGTCATGTTGCGTGCCGTCAGGCAAAAGCCCTCACCTGTAGACGGCATCCGCTACACCCGTTTCGCAATTGTGCGCAACAGCTACCCCATGTTGAAGACGACCACCATCAAGACATGGCAGGACCTATTCCCCGAAAACACGTTCGGGGCAATGTTGTGGACGCCACCGATTACCCACCATATACGGCTGCCGTCACGCGGTGACGCGGCCGGCATCGACTGTGAGGTGATCTTTATCGCCTTAGATCAACCTAAAGATGTCAGAAAGCTGCTTTCCCTAGAGCTCACAGGTGCCTGGGTCAATGAGGCGCGAGAGCTACCCAAGGCGATTGTCGATGGCCTCACCCATCGGGTCGGACGCTACCCCACCAAGCGCGACGGTGGCGCGACCTGGCACGGGATCTGGCTCGACACCAACCCAATGGACGACGACCATTGGTACCACCGCATGGCCGAGAAAGAGAAGATGACCGGCGCCTACGCCTGGAAGTTCTTTAAGCAGCCTGGCGGCGTGGTGCAAGTGGACCCGGTCGATTTGCCTGAAGCACCAGAGGCGAACGACCACGTCTTTGCCTCGGGCAAGTGGTGGAAGGTTAACCCCAAGGCCGAGAACATCGGCAACCTGCCGCCAGGCTACTACCCGCAGATGCTGCTCGGTAAGCAGCTCGATTGGATTCGCTGCTACGCAGGCGGCCAGTACACCTACGTCCAAGAAGGCCGGCCGGTCTGGCCCGAGTACGACGACAGCCTGATGTCGGGCGAAGTCGAATACGACCCCTCTATTCCCCTTCAGGTGGGTCTCGACTTCGGCCTGACGCCAGCCGCAACCATCGGCCAGCGATTTACGAACGGCCGCTGGGTAATCCTGCATGAGATTGTCACCTTCGACATGGGCCTAGAGCGGTTCGGCCAGCAGCTGCTCGCCGAGCTCAACGCCCGATATCCGAAAGCCCAGATCATGCTCTGGGGTGACCCGGCCGGTATGCAGCGCGATGCGATCTACGAGGTGACCGCGTTCGACTACCTGCGCACCCTGGGCCTACGGGCGCAGCCTGCACCAAGCAACGACTTCAAGGTGCGGCGGGAGGCCGCAGCCATGCCCATGCAGCGGCTCATTGTCGGCAAGCCTGGCCTGATCGTGAGCACCGAATGCAAGCTGCTGAGGAAATCCTTGGGCGGCGGCTACCACTTCAAGCGCGTGGCCATCGGCGCCGGCCAGGAGCGGTTCAGGGATGCGCCCAATAAAAACGAGCACAGCCACATTGGCGACGCTTTTGGCTACCTTCTGCTCGGTGGCGGTGAACATCGGCGCATGACCAAGACGCCGCTAGGTGTGAGCGGGCAGTTTGTTGGGCAGGCCCAGGCCGAGACCGAGTTCAATATCTTCGGGTGATATCTCTGCGATATCGCTAAAGACACATTTTGTTCAAGCACCAATAGAATCTTTTGATATGACGATAAGGCCAGCAGCGCTCGATGATTTGGATAGGTTGTTAGCTTTAGGCCGGGAGATGCACGCTGAGTCGTCCTATCGCTCATTAAATTTTGATGAGCGCAAAGCAAGGATGTTTTTGATGAGATTGATGAGCGACCAATATGTTCGAGTGTATGAACAAGACGACAAGATTCTTGGTGGGATGGTTGGCATGAGCGTGCAGCCATGGTTTTCAAATGACCTTTATGCAGTAGACATCGCGTTGTTTATTTCCGCAAAACACCGTGGCTCGTTGGCAGCTGCACGGTTAATCAAAGATTTTGTCGTTTGGGCAAAACAAACCGGGGCAAAACAAATTCGGCCAGGCGTTACTACTGGTGCGCCAGGCACGGCCGCGTCGCGTCTTTATCAGGCGATGGGGTTCACCAACTGTGGATCAACTTTTTATTTGAATGCGAGGTAAATTGCTATGTGTACTGGAGCAGAATTAACAGCCCTCTTTACTGCAGCTGCAACTACTTACGGCGTAACTGAAGCGAAAAAATCAGCTCAGAGAGCGCGCCAAGAATCGCGTGAAGCGTCGGCTGAAGCAAACCGAATAGCCGATGCGGCTCGAATTGATGCGAACAAAATGGCAGAACAAGCCAGGATCGATGCAATCAACCAGTCGCAGACTGAGCTTGACCTCATGCGTGAGACAAGCGGCAAGGAGCTCAAGGAGCTTCAGGACAGAGCGGCAGCGGAGGCTGCAGATCGGCAAAGGCAGCTCGACGCTTACAACGTCATGGTCAAGACTCAACAGGAGCAGGCCGTAACTGCACGCGAAGCTCTGACTGCCGAGACTGCCCGGTTTCAAGAACAGAAAGCTGAAGCAGAGAAGCAGGCCGCTTCCATCCAAGCGCAAATCGACGAGCAGCGTCGAGAAGCTGGCGAGAAGGCAGCATCACAAACGCGGGCACGGCGACGTGGCGGCATTCGCGCTTTGCTGTCTGATGCGCGCCTGAATCCTGAAATCGGCTTGCCAGCAGCTAACGACGGTAAGGTCACAACACTCGGCGGTGTCTGATGGTCCTTAAAGTCCAAAACATCAACCTCGAGCCAGTCCTTAAACCTGACCCGGCATCGCAAGCACTTGCTATGCAAACGACGGTCGAGCTGCCGTCCACGGAAAGGCCGGTTTACAAGATTGGACCGATGCCACCGGCAGATCGCAACCAGGTGTCCCCAATCGCGGGTTCTCTTGATCTAACTCAGAGACCCTCGCAATCGCCAAACTCAATCCAACTCGGGCGGGAGTTGCCGTCCCAGAGGTACGTCAATACTTTTGAAAGACATTTAGCTGAATACGAAAAGCGGGTCGATGAATACAACGCAGCGGTCGATCTCTACAACTCAGGCCAGGGCATAGACCCCGGCGACTTTGGTGCTGTGTTACCTACGTTTGAGCAAGAACGCTACAGCGCGCTGCTCCTCTCAGAGTTTGAACAAGATCTTGCTGGCCAGAAAGCGCAGTTCGACCTCATCCGCAAAGCGGAAGAAGAGAAGTACGACGAACAGCTCAAAGAGCTCCAGAAAGAACAAGACCTGCTTGCAGAAGAAAACAGGAAAGCACAGGCCGCAGCCGAGAACGCCCAAAGGGTTGCACAAGAGCAGGCCGCTGAAAGCAGGACCGAGCTTGAGCGACGTCGCCGGCAATTTACGGAAGAAACAGAAACCTTGCAACGCAATACCGGGGCGCAGCGCGCTGGCTTTGTGCGAGCACGCCGACTGCGTAATCGACCTTTACTTGCACTCTAGGAGCAAAACATCATGTACGACCGAATGCAGAAAAAAGCGAAAGACAAAATGAAGGGCGGGTTCAAGACCTGCCCAGGATGCCCCACCCCAGCAAAGTGTAAAGCTGCAGGCAAGTGTTTGAAGGGAGACAAGAAATGACTCAGGGTCTCTACGCCAACATCCACGCAAAGCGTAAGCGCATTGCTGAAGGCTCAAAGGAGAAGATGCGCAAGCCTGGCACCCCCGGTGCGCCGACTGCCGATGCGTTTAAGAAGGCGGCAAAAACGGCAATGAGGAAGAAAAAGTGAACACATGGCTGGCCATTGTGGTGTTCTGCATACAAGGCGAATGCGCATTCATGGTCAGCTCAAAGCAGGTACTGCCAACAGCGCGAGAGTGCGCCGACAAGGTTGGCGAGTACCTGACCATCCTCAAGGACTACGGCGCTGACATGACACTGCCGACCTGCATTTATTTGAAATACAAGATCACATGAGCGAACCGATCAAAGATCCTAAAGGTGGGCTAACCGCAAAAGGTCGGGCCTACTTCAAACGCAAAGAGGGTGCGAATCTGAAACCAGGCGTTAAGGGCGCCGCAGATACGCCCGAAAAAATGCGCCGCAAGGGTTCGTTCTTGACCAGGTTTTATTCCAATCCCAGCGGGCCTCTGAAGAAAGACAACGGTGAGCCTACCCGCCTCGCACTAGCCGCCCGAGCATGGGGTGAGCCGGCGCCGACCAATGCAGCGGGTGCAGCTCGGCTGGCTGCGAAAGGTCGGTCACTTTTAAAACGATACGAGGCGCAGAAGAAAAATGGCTGAAGTCTACGAAAAAGGCAAGAAGTACGAGGGCAACCGGCTTAAGGTTGAAGACATCATCAAGCGGGCCGAGGTGGCGCAGCGCAAGAAGGACCTCTTCGAGGACCTCTACCGCGACGCCTACGAGTTTGCCCTGCCCCAGCGCCAGTTGTATGGCTACTGGGAAGGCAATAGCCAGGGCAACAAAAAGATGGCCCGAGTGTTTGACTCCACGGCCATCAGTTCGACCCAGCGTTTTGCCAACCGACTGCAGTCGGGAATCTTCCCCCCGCAGCGCAAGTGGGCGCGTCTTGAGCCCGGCCCCGATATTCCTGAGGACCGACGCAGCCAAGCGCAAACAATCCTCGACATTTACGGCGAGAAGATGTTTGCCGTGCTCAAGCAGAGCAACTTCGACATCGCTATTGGCGAGTTCTTGCTCGACTTAGCGGTGGGCACAGCCGGCATGTTGGTGATGCCTGGCGACGACGTGAGCCCGATCAACTTCATTCCCGTGCCGATGTTTCTCCTCGCTTATGAGGAGGGCGCCAACGGCCAGGTAGACAAGATCTACCGCAAGATGCGCATGAAGGGCGAGGCCATCCAGCAGCAGTGGAAAGACGCCGAGTTTCCAATTCAAGTCAAGCAACGCATTGAACAAAAGCCCACCGACGACGTGGACCTACTCGAGGCCACAGTCTACGATTCAGAACGCGGCGACTGGTGTTACCACGTCATCGACCAGGTCTCGAAAGAAGAAATTGTTTACCGACGCATGAAGGGTTCGCCGTGGGTGATCTCACGCTACATGAAAGTCTCAGGCGAGGTGTATGGGCGCGGCCCGCTGCTTACTGCCCTGCCCGACATCAAGACCTTAAACAAGACGCTTGAGCTGCTGCTGAAGAATGCGAGCCTGGCTGTATCGGGCGCCTATACGGCAGCCGACGACGGCGTGCTCAACCCGCAGACGGTCAAGATTGTGCCGGGCGCGATTATTCCCGTGGCGCGTAATGGTGGCCCCCAGGGCGACAGCTTGAAACCCCTGCCCCGCTCGGGCGACTTCAACGTCAGTCAGATCGTGATCAACGACCTGCGCATGAACATCAAGCGCATCCTGCTTGATGAGAGCCTGCCGCCTGACAACATGTCGGCAAGATCGGCCACCGAGGTGGTCGAGCGCATGAAGGAGCTCGCGCAGAATTTGGGCTCGGCGTTCGGCCGTCTTATCAACGAGACGATGGTCCCGTTGGTTGGTCGCATCCTGCAGGTGATGGATGAGCGCGGTCTGATCGACATGCCGTTGCGAGTCAATGGCCTGGAGGTGAGGGTCGCCCCTGTGGCGCCGCTTGCCATGGCGCAAAACATGGAAGAGGTCAACGCCATTCTGCAGTACCTGCAGCTGGTCGGGCCGCTCGGGGCTGAGGGTCAGCTCGCCATCAAGACAAGCGCCGTGGTGGACTACCTGGGCGACAAGCTCGGGGTGCCTGCCGCAGTCCGAAATGACGCGGCTGAACGCACTCTGCTCATCGAAGAGCGCGCAGCTGCAGAGCAGGCCCAGATGCTGGCCATGCAGCAGATGCAGATGCAGCAAGCCGCACCACAACCACCACCACAAGGGGCCTAAATGCCAGGATGGGACGAACTAGAGGCCTTGGACGCAGAGGCCTCTGCAAACCACTCAAAGAACGACGACACAAACAGGTTAATGCTGCGGGTATTCGGCACCGAGGAAGGCCAGAGGTTACTGGCCTGGTGGCGTGAGCAGCTGCTCGAGCAACCCGTCGCCGTGCCGGGAAGCAGCCCCGACTTCGCTTTCTACCGAGAAGGACAGAACAGCGTAGTCAGGGATCTTGAAGCGCGGATTAAAAAAGCGAGGAATCTATGAGCGAAGAAGCAGTAGTCGAGCCCAGTGAATCCACTGGCCTACTCGACGGGGTGCAAGCCACCGACGAGAGCCAGCAGGATTCCAATGCACCGCAGCAGTCCAACGTCGAGCACCGGGCGACCGACTCGATCCCTGAAGACGAGGCGCTTGATCGGCCAGACTGGTGGCCAGAGAACTTCTGGAAGGACGGAGACCCCGACCTCGAGGGCATTGCGAAAAGTTGGATGGACATGCGCAAGATGGTTAGCCAAGGCAAGCACAAGCCCCCGGCAGATGGTAACTACGACACCGCCGTATTCGGCGAGGGTGACATCGAGAGTATGCCCCTGGCGCCTGCTGTCCTAAATTGGGCCAAGGAGTGGGGTGTGAGCCAGGCGGCATTCGACGCCTTGGTCTCCCAAGTCAGGGGTGTGGCTGCAGAATTGGGACCTGGTGAGCCGGCCATTGACGTGGCAGCAGAGATGAAATCATTGGGACCAAACGGCGAGGCCATCAAGAATGGCATGGTCAACTGGGCACGCGGCTTAGTAAACAAGGGCGTCTGGGACGCCAATGACTTCGATGAGTTTCGGGTCATGGGGGGAACTGCCCGAGGCCTGCGAGCTCTAATGAAGATCCGCGAATCCTACGAGGGCCGCATCCCAGTGGAATCCCAGCCGATGGATGGAATGCCCACCGACCTGGAGCTGCAGCAGATGGTCGGCACGAAAGAATACTACGACAATCCCGCGCACCGGGCCAAGGTCGAAAAGCTTTTCCAGCAGCGTTACGGTTAACGCGCCTTTCCTTCTCCTCCACCCTCACAGGGTTTGGCCCGCCTCCCGGCGGGCTTTTTTTACATTTATCAATCGGACCGCTTGCAGATATCTAAAAGGACAATAGAATCGAGTTAGGCCAACCTCTGAGCATCGAGGCCCTGAGATGGTGGTAATCCACCGGCTGGCAACCCACTGCAAGCACTAGGCCCGCACCTGCGGCTCACCGACAGCGAAGAAACTTTTCTTAACTTTTGGAAGGACTACACAAATGGCTATCAATTTAAGCACTGCCTTTGTTACCCTTTTCGACGCGGAAGTTAAGCAGGCCTACCAAGGCTCGGCCATGCTTCGTGGCGCTGTCCGTGTTCGTTCAGGTGTCGAAGGCTCGACCTACAAGTTCCCCAAGATCGGTAAGGGTGTCGCACAAGTTCGTGTTCCCCAGACTGATGTTGCTCCCCTCAACGTGACCTACGGTCAAGTGACGGTGACTCTTGCTGACTTCATCGCAGCTGAGTACTCCGATGTCTTTATGCAGGCCAAAGTCAACTTCGACGAGCGTCGTGAGCTCGTTCAGGTTGTCTCCGCTGCTATCGGACGCCGTCAGGATCAAATCATTCTTGATGCACTTTCTGCTTCCAGCACCTCGCTTACCGTTGCCAACAGCATTGGTGGCGCGGCTTCCAACCTCAACGTAGCCAAGCTGCGTGAGGCCAAGCGCCTGCTCGATGGCAACAACGTGCCCATGACTGACCGTCACATCCTCATCCACGCAGACAGCCTCGCCTCGCTTTTGAGCGAGACCGCTGTGACGAGCTCTGACTTCAACACTGTCAAGGCTCTTGTGCAGGGTGACATCAACACCTTCCTCGGCTTTCAGTTCCACCTCATGGGTGACCGTGCCGAGGGTGGCCTTCCCATTGACGGTTCTAGCGACCGCACTCTCTACGCCTTCCACCGCGACGCAATTGGTATGGCCGAGGGTATCGCTCCCCGCACCGAGATCAACTATGTACCCGAGAAGGTTTCCTTCTTGGTTGCGTCGATGTTCTCGGCTGGGTCTTCGTCGATTGACGACGAGGGCATCGTCAAGATCACCTGCCGCGAAACTTAAGGAGGACTGAGTCATGGCTTTTAGTTCAACTGGTTGGAACGTCGTCGCTGCTGGTAAGCGTGGTCAGGCACCTTCTGTCTTCGCTTACAAAACAGCCGACGCTATTGCCGACGTCAACACGGCCGGCTACTTCAACAGCTTGGCCAACACACTCGAAGTTGGCGACCTCATTTACTGCGTGACCTCCACGGGCTCTACCGCTGTGGCCACGCTGGTCTATGTGTTGTCGAACTCGAGCGGTGTGGTTGACGTCAATGACGGCACCACGCTGGCCAATACCGACAGCGATTAAGTCGGGTTAGTAGTACCTGGGGCCAGCTTCTGGGGATTCTCGGAGGCTGGCCTTTTACACATTGAGAGGTTGCAATGGCTGCTGGAGACACCGGGGTATCAATCTGTTCTGACGCACTGATCTTGCTGGGCGCCAAGCCTATTTCGTCTTTTAACGACGGCACAGATGAGTCGAATACTTGCGACCGGCTTTACCCTGACGTCAGGGATATGACCTTGAGCATGTACCCATGGTCCTTTTCCTACAAGAAGGCGCAGCTCTCCCAGCTCATCACCACGCCCACCACCGAGTGGCGCTACGAATACCAACTGCCCGGCGACCGCCTCGCAAATCCACGCGCCGTGTTCATCACAAACTCTGCTGGCGCTCGGCCATACAAAGAGTGGGAAATCATTGGCGACAAGTTAATGACCAATGAGACCACCGTCTACATCGACTACGCGTACCAGGTGGGGGAGTTTGCTATGCCTTCCTACTTCGTACAGCTGCTCAAATACCAGATGGCCTGGCACCTCGCCTACCCCGTTACCGAGCAGCAGGACAAAACCGTTTACTGGCAGACCGTGGCCATCGGCCAGGCTTCTGAAAATGGCCGGGGTGGTTACTTCCGACAGGCCATAAACATGGACAGCCAGGGCCAGCCGAGCCAGGTCATTGAAGACTTCAGCCTTGTTGTGTCGAGGTTCTAGTGGCGCGATTCGTAGACTTTCAAACCAACTTCGTCACGGGTGAGCTCGATCCGCTGCTGCGTGCCAGGGTGGATCTGCAGCAATACAACAACGCGCTTGCCAAGGCCACCAATGTGGTGATCCAGCCCCAGGGTGGGCTGCGACGACGACCAGGTCTCAAGCACATCATCGAGCTGCCCAACAGCGGCACCGAGTCTGCCGCCAACGGCGTGCGGCTCATCAACTTCGAGTTCTCTGTGGACGACAGCTACATGCTCTGTTTTGTAGCTACGCGCATGTTTGTAATTAAGGACGGGGTGCTTATCACCAACATCAACGGGACCGGCAACAATTTTCTGACGACCTCGATCACGGCGGCCATGCTCGACGATCTGTGCTGGGTACAGTCGGCAGACACCATGGTGATTGTGCATCCCGACCTGGCGCCCGTAAAACTGGTGCGTGGCGGCACTGACGCAAGCTGGACCATCAGCACCATCACCTTCGACTCGATCCCACTTTACGCCTTCGCTCTCACGGTGAGCAACCCCGCTGCCGACATCACGCCCTCGGCCGTTTCTGGCAACGTAACGATCACGGCATCGGCAGGAGTCTTCAGTGCCGGGAATGTCAATCAATACATAAATTCAAGCCCGCAGGGCCGGGCCAAGATTGTTGAGTTTGTCAGCACCACGGTGGTCAAGGCAGTGACCGAGTACCCGTTTTTTTCCACCGCTCTAATCGCCAGCGGCAACTGGGAGCTCGAAGCGGGCTACGAGTCGGTCTGGTCTGCCACAAAGGGCTACCCGAGGTCGGTCACCTTCCATGAGGGTCGTTTGTTTTTCGGTGGATCTAAGAGCAGGCCGTCCACCATCTGGGGCTCGAAGGTCGGGCTCTTCTTTGACTTCTCTGCGACCGAGCTGCTGGATGACGACGCGGTCGAGGCGACACTCGACACCAGCCAGCTGAACGTGATCGTTGACATGCTCTCAGGTCGAGACCTCCAGGTCTTCACCACGGGTGGTGAGTTCTTCGTCCCGCAGGCCGGCACTGATCCGATCACACCTCTCACCCTCACATTTAAGAATGTCTCGAAGAATGGCACTAAGCCTGGCACCCGCGTGGAGACCATCGAGACCGGCACAATCTTCGTGCAGCGCCAGGGCAAAGCACTCAACGAGTTCCTATTCTCTGACACGCAGCTGACCTATGTGACCTCAAGGATCTCGCTGCTATCTGGCCATCTACTCAAGGGCCCCAAGCGTATTGCACTGCGCAGGGCTACCTCGACAGACGAGGGCGACCTGCTGCTGGTGGTCAATGCTACCGACGGCACCCTGGCTGTCTTCTCGGTGATGCGCAGCCAGCAAGTGGTGGCGCCCAGCGAGTACACCACCGACGGCACCTTCGTGGACGTGCAGACCGATGTGAACGATATTTACTGCGCAACCAAGCGCACGTTCAATGGAACTGACCGTTATTTTGTGGAGCTCTTTCAAGACGCACGGTTCACAGACTGCGCATTCATTGGGGGCGCAGCCGCCAGCGTCTCGAGCCTGCCGCATGAGGGCAAGGCCTTGAATGTGATTTGCGACGGCGTTCCACAGAGCAATGAAACGGTGAGCTCTGGCTCGGTAACATTCGACCGAGCATCGACCGCAAGCTTTGAGGTGGGCCTGCCGTTTACGGTGTTGGCCAAGACCATGCCTGCCGAGATCCAGCTGCAAAGTGGTACGCGGGTCTCGTTCAAGAAACGCATTGTGCAGGTCAACGCGATTGTCAACGACTCGCAGCACTTGAACATCAACAACCAGCCGGTGCCGTTTCGCAACTTCGACAACCCGTTGCTTGACCTGCCCATCCAAGAGTTCACCGGGGTGAAGCGCCTGGACGGCATTCGTGGTTACGAGCGAGAGGCGGCCATCGAGGTGACTCAGACGCTGCCGCTGAAAATGACTTTGCTCGGCCTTGAATACAAGCTCGCCGTGCACCAGGGGACCTAACTATGGCCGCACCATCGAACTTCACTTTCAGCGACGCTGTAAATCTTGCCTCGGCTGGCGCCAATATCATTGGTGCCGGTGTCAATGCGTACCTGCCCTATGCGCAGCTGTCCGAGGGCATCAAAGCTGCAGGCGCACAGAAAGCTGCCGGCATCTACCAGCGGGGCCTCTTCGAGGTCCAGGCTATCGACACCCTGGCGCTTGCCAACATCCGCGCAGACCAGGAAGAGAAGATCGCAACTCTGCAGGCCGGTCGCCGACTGCAGCAGGCCAACATCGAGGCTCGCAACTACCAGATCCAATCCAACAGGATGCTGAAGAACCTTCGAGCTACCAACGCGGCTGTGCGTGCCCGTGCAGCTGCCAATGGTGTGAGCATCTCCTCGGGGTCGGCGGCGCAGCTGCAGGACGTTAACACGCAGACGGCCATGTTTGATGTGGGCATAACAGACCTTAACTCAATGATGGCCAGGGTCTTTGGCTACGAGGACGCCACGGCCATGTACATCACAGGCAAACAAAGTGCGCAGTACACCCGATTTGCTGCAGAGCGCCAAGCCTCCGAGCTGCGCCTGGCAGGTGAGTTCGCCGAGAAGTCGGGCGGCATACTTTCCAGGGCTGCGCTGGTCGATACCGGCGTGAAGTTCGCGCAGACCGTTACCAATCCATTCCCGACGATTGCGAAGGCATTTTAGTAATGGCGACCTTACCCATCATTGATCAGACCCAGGCCATGATTGGCCAAGCGCCAGGCTCGGCTGCCAGGGCTGTCAGTCCCCAACCGATTGAGCGCACCGGCCTGCGGGCTGCTGCCAACTACCAGAGCACTGTGGCCCAGTCGCTGGATCGGATCAGCAACACCCTCTTTGGGGTCAATCGCAAGCTCGCTGAAGACGCCGGCTACCAGTATGTGGCCGAGAATCCGCTTACGCCTGAGCAGCTGCAGGCCATCGCCAGGGGTGATGTGCGGAAAGTTGTCACTGCTGGCTCTGGCATCAACATCCAGCAGAACGTCATCCGCAAGGCGCGTGCATTCGAGATTGCTGGTCACGCCGACATCGAGGCCCGCAAGGTCATTATTGACATGCTGCCCGACATCGAGAAGGGCAACATCAGCTCAAAGGATGCGCAGATTAAGCTGGCCACCGTGCTTGATGGTTACAGCCGGTCGCTGGTGCAAATCGACCCCGAGGCCTCGCTCAAGTTCCGCGCCACCATTGCCAGCCTTGGCAACACCGTGCTTGAGAAAGCTGCGGTTGCCGAGCTCAAGCGCGTAAAGGCTGAGAACAACATCAAGCTCGAGCTTGACTTTCAGCGCGTGCAACAGGAGCTCGAGGAGGTCTTTAGCCGCAGCAGCTGGGGTGAGTTCCAGGACGGCACACCGCTGTCGCCTGACCAATTTGCTGACGCGATTAAGCAGAGCTTCATCACCAAGGCTGCGCTTATTGGTGGACAAGAGCAGGCGCTCTCATATGTGCAGAAGTTCCCGGCTGCCATTCGCCAGGCCAAGGTCAACGCTGTCACGCGATACATTACAACTGACACCGAGATGACCAAGGACCCGCTCGACACCTATGGCCGGCTGCGCCGTGGTGATGTGGGCATGATGAGTCAGGTCTATCAGTCGATGGACCAAGACGACAAGGCGAAGGTTATCTCTAACCTTATGTCTGACGTCAGCAACAAAGCGAGCCTGGCCGAGAAGAAGCGAAAGGACCAGGAGCTGGTGGACAAGGACGCTGCGCTCGATCTTTACGAGGACTGGCTACAGTCAAACAACCCAGCCGAGAAGCGCAGGCTGCAGCAGAACCTGCTCGACCTCAATGTCCTGACGCTTGAGCAGACCAAGAACCTGCTCGACCCTGATGCCGCGAAGACCAGCCCGAATGTCATCTTCTTTCTCGAGGACCAGATCGACTCTGGCGTGATCACCAATTCTGCAGATCTGCTCAATGCAGGTTCCAAGCGCGGCGTGACTGGTAAAGACATGGTGGATCTGCGCAGGCGCTTGAGCGGCCGCGTGACCACTGAAGTCAAGGCCACCATTCGACGCCTGGCCGGCATCCCCGAGGGCCTGGTCAACATCGACCCCAAGGGTGCCGAGGCCAAGAAGTATCTTGAGATTCAGCAGGAAATGGAAACTGAGCGTTCTAAAGCAGTGGCAGAAGGTAAGCCTTTTGACCAGCTCGGCGTGCTGCGACAAATCGAAATTCGTGGCCAACAAAAGCGCGACACGGCAGCGGCCAAGGCTGCACGCAGCAGGCTCGAGGTTTACGAGAAGAAGACAGGCGCCAAGATCACCTCGGAGACCCTGCCCTTTTTGCGCGAGCAGGTGCAGTCTGGCAAGAGCGACATTAAGGCGCGTGAGCTGCAGCAGATCGAGAGACTCGTAAAACAAGCGGAGGGCCTTGAGTGAACTCAGAACTAGAACAGGCCTACATCGACAGCCTGACCCGGCAAGTATTTCCTGGGCCTGAAATGGACGTGGCCGGCACTGTGCGGCCTGGCGCCATGCAAGGTGAGATGTCTGCCATCGAGCAGTCGCCTGTTGAGGCGCTCATGCAGAAGACTGGCGCCACGCTTGAGGAGATCGGCATGGCCTTGGATGGCCTGGGCAAGGTCAGCATCGGCGGCATTGAGCTCGGCATTCGTGACTTCCTGCCATTCGTTGGTGGCTCTGAGAAAGAGATCGACCCAGTGACAGGCGAAAAGCGCGTGGTGCAGGTCGGCACGCCCGAGGCATTGCAGAAGGCTGGCCAAGGTGAGAGCCTGGTCCGAGGCACAGGCTTTGCGACGCAGCTCGTACCTGATGCGAAGCTGGCTGCTTTTGATGTACCTACGGCTGGCGCTTTGGTGAAGTCTACGGCCAAGGTGGCCGGCAAAGCCGCCGACGTATTGCCCCAGAACCTGCCGGTGGGCCTGAGCGTGCAGAACGTCGGCAAGCCTGGCGACGAGCTGCTTATGCCGGTGAAGATCGGCGAGCGTGAGGTGAAGATCAGGGCCGACCAGGCTGCTGTCCTGTCTCGAGCTGTCAAGAACCTAACACCTGCCGAGCAGGCTAAGTTCAAGTCGAACACCGCGAAGACCTTCGTTGAGTACCTCACCCAGCTACCCAGCAAGCAGGAGTTCGCGGCTGCGGCCATTGGCGGCAAAGCCAAGCGCGGATGGTACGAGGGCAGCACCCAGGCCATTGTCAACGTGTTTGGTCAAGACGCACCTAGGTTTGCTGCCCTACTGTCGGCTACCAGCCCGCAGACCAGCGTGGAGTCGAACCTCTACAACGCGCTGCAGGTATGGAAGAATTGGACCGCTGCAGGCAGGCCCGCCGATGAGGCCTCAATTGTCAGGGTCATGGGTCAGAGCGTCCAGGGCAGTAAGGGCGAAGACTCAGTGCTTGATGCTTGGATTAACAACACAGTCAGGGCTCTGTCGTCTGAAGACCCCAGCACCGTCATCCTGTCTGGGCCCAAGGTAAACAGCTTCATGCGTAACTTGCAGGGTAATGTCAACGAGGTGACAAACGACGCCTGGATGGCGGCATTCGCCCTAGTAGACCAAAAGATGTTTTCGGGCAGTCTAACCAAGGTAGATCCAGGCAAGGGTCCTGGTTACCTTGCCATGAATGCACGGGTGCGTGAGACAGCTAACTACCTCACTAAACTTACGGGAGAGACTTGGACCCCAGCCGAGGTTCAGGAGACAATTTGGTCTTGGGCAAAGACTTTATATGAGACCGCAGGATCTGCCGGCGAGACTAGAAGCGCGGTAGAATTGATTCGAGATAATGCGATTACAGATGAGTTAATCGCATCAACCCCTGACTTTAGGACACTTTTTTATGATGAAAGATTCCAACCAATCCTTGAGCAAGCTGGATACGGAGAGCAACTCGCAAAACTCCGAGCAGCTTCTGCAGGAACTGATGGATCAGCAAGAAGTAAAGAACCCCGAGCTGGCAGCAAAGCAAGCTCGATTGATCCAGAAGCTCAGAGAAAGCTCAACGAACGAAACGCTCGACGCCTAGATAAGCTGCGTAAGCAGCGGGAGCAGGCCTCCCTTGAGAAGGCGTCTATACAGACACCATCAGGGGGAAATGAATAATGGCCGCCAAGCCTCTCGACGACCGCCTTAACTCCATCCTTCCCCAGCCGCTGCCGGTCGAGCAGCCGGCACCAGAACTACCCGAGCCGCTTACATACCCTGAAGACTCAGGGATGACTACCACTGACCAGCCGGGCCAGCCCGCCATGGAGGACCCCACGCAGGTGGCCGGCGTCGGCTCGTTTCTGCGCGGCGTGGTTAAGCAGGGCGCAGACCAGGCTCTGGAGGGTTTAAAGAAAAACCCTCAGGCCTCGCAGCGCCCCATCATTCCTGGCCCACAGACAGACCCTGGTGATCTCCCGCAGGCTACGGTCAAAGACAAGACGACGATCATGCCCGAGGCGCCACAGCAAACTGTGGACGACGTGCAGGCTGCTATAGAGAAGCGGGCTGCCGATGTGAACATCGACGGCAAGCCTCCTGAGGAAGCGTTCAACCTGGCCAATATGCAGACCGACAACATCAGCGCGATCATCGGTGGCGTGGGTGATGCGCTCGGCATCAAGACCCAGAAGGTGACCTTCGACCAGATTAAAGAAAAGGCCGCTGGCCTGGGCGTGGATGAACGGTTCTTGACCAGGCTGCTGGACAACAACAACCAGATGGCCGGCAACGCGGTGGATGTGTACCGCGCCATGCAGGTGCTCGAGGCATCTGCTGATGAGCTCGGCAGGCTCTTTGGCCTGGTGGCCAATGGCCAGGCAACAGACATCCAGAAGCTGCAGCTGCGCCAGCAAGTGACCATGCACGGCCTGATCCAAAAAGCGGTCAAAGGTGTGCAGAGCGAAACGGCCCGAGCCCTGGCTGTCATGCGCGTGCCGCGTGACACCAGCAACATCGACCTGATCCGCAGGACCCTGGAAGAAGGTGGCGGTGAGAACAGCCTGCAGGATCTGGCGCGTGCCTACCTGTCTGCACCCAACCAGGCAGCCAAGAACCAGATCATCGAGAAGTCGATGTTCTCCACCCTCAAGGACGTCTGGTTCACCACTTGGATCAATGGCCTGCTGTCCTCACCTGTCACGCACGCAAAGAACATTACCGGCAATACGCTCTTTGGCGCCTACCAGGTGCCTGAGCGCATCATGGCTGCGTTCTACTCAAACGTGCTACCCAAGTGGGCCAGGTCCTGGCGTGCGACGGTGCCCGGCAGCGCAAAGGAGAAGGTGGAGTTCGACGAGTTCCTCACCGAGATGCAAGCTCTGACCACCGGGGTGCGCGAGGGTCTCGAACTCGGCAGGCGCACCTGGAACACGGGAATGCCAAGCGACCCCATCAGCAAGCTCGAGCTCACCAGGCGTGGTGACCAACCCGAAATCTCTGCTGCCGCCTTTGGTATGCAGGCAGACGGATTGCTGGCCAAAGGCGTGGACCTATACGGCAAGGCCATCACCATCCCAGGTAAGGCCTTGCTGACTCAGGACGAGTTTTACAAGGGCTGGTTTTATCGCACGGCATTCAACCGGCTGGCCATTCGCCGTGGCAAGTCTGTCTACCGTGAGGCCATTGAGGGTGGTGCTGATGAGGCCCTGGCCGGCGCCCGTGCGCAGCAAGAGGTTGAGAATATTTTTAAGAATCCACCGGCAGACATTGACGCGGAGGCGATGGAGTATGCCCGTAAGAGCACGTTCACAATGGACCTTCCACCAGCACTGCGTTCGATTGAAGGGGCGTTCCAGCACCCTATCGCAAAAATGGTGGTGCCGTTCTTTCGGACGCCGGCCAACATTGCGCTTGAGGTAATTGAGCGCACGCCCTTTGCCCCAATCTCTTCGCGCTTCCGCGCTGACATGGCCAAGGGTGGCCCGTACCGCGACCTAGCCATGGCCAAGGTCACTATGGGCTCTGCACTGCTTGTTACGTTTGCCAGCCTATCGTCTGAGGGTTACCTCACCGGGCGCGGGCCTGGACGACGTGCTGACCGTGAGGCGCTGCTGCGCGGTGGCTGGCAGCCCTACTCCCTGGTGCTGCCGCGTGCTGATTACGAGGGCCAGGTCGAGCGGCTGTCTGCTCTGGGCCGCGTGTCGATTGGCGACGACAAGGTCTACCTCAGCTTCAACGGCATGGAACCGATCTCGGCATTCCTGGCCATGGCCGCTGACTATGCCGAGTACGCCCGCTATGAAGAAGACGCCGGCAAGATCGAAGAGGTCTTCATGGGCGCGCTTTATGGCATGTACAACTATATGGGCGAGCAGCCCTGGCTCACGGGCGTGGCCGACATTGCTGGCGCATTTGGGGGTGGCATCGCAAACACCAACAAGACAGTCGAAGACACAATCGATGCCCTGGTCAAACAGTTCGGCAGCTTCGGTATCGGTGGCTCGCCTATCGGGGCCTACAACTCAGCAGTGGCCACCATCGAGCGGTTTATGGACCCAATGGCCTCTGACACGTCAGTCAAGGGCGAGGACCTACCCATGGGCGTCAAAGGTTTTTACGAGGCCTTCAAGAAGTACATGGCCCGCGTGCCAGGTCTTTCGGCCACGCTACCCCCAAAGCTCAACTTATGGGGCGACCCGATCATGCAGGGCAAGGGCAAGGCCTACGAGATGATCCTGCCCACCCGTGTCACGCCTGGCCAGTTCTCCCCGACCGACGACATCTTGGTGCAGATGGGCTCGCCGATCACCATGCCACAGCGCAAGATCAATGGCGTGGACCTAAGCTCCGAGCAGTACAACCGGCTGCTGACGATCTACGGCAAGGAGCTCGAGTTCAACGGCATGACCGCGAAGATGGCCATCTATGACCTGGCCACCGGCCCAGGTTTCGATATGCAAAGCCTGGACGAGCAGCAGCGCCTCATTCGCCTGCTGCACGACAAGTACATGGGCGCGGCCAGGCAGCAGCTGCTAGCGGAAGACCCAGAGCTCTCAGTGAAAATTGATCAATTAAAAGCGAATCGGGAGGCATTTGGCCTCTTTTATAAAGGCGATTAGCGAAATACAATTACCAATAGGAGCTCTTGACAAATGCCAGTAGCTATTTCAAACGTCACCCGCCGAGTTGTCTTTGCTGCCTCAGGCACGGGGCCGTATGCGTTCACCTTCGAGATTCTCGCAGCCAGCGATATCGCGGTCTACGAAGACGACACGCTGCTGACTCTGACGACTGACTACACGGTCACCATCAACGCCAACGGCACAGGCTCTGTCACTCTGGTGGCCTCGCCTACCGGCACGCAGATCGCAATCGTTGGCAACAGGACCATTGCGCGGGCGACCGACTTCACGACGGGCGGCGACTTCTTTGCGAATACTCTGAACGACGAGCTCGACCAGCAGACCATCTTTGCGCAGCAAAATGCAGAAGGTTTGCAGCGTGCGCTGCAGGCACCGCAGACTGACCCGACCAGCATTAACATGGTGCTGCCACGCGCATCGGTGCGAGCCAACAAGTCACTTGCATTTGACTCCAACGGCAACCCGGTGATTGGTGAGGTAATTGGTGACAATCGCGGCAACTGGGCGGCAGGCACTAGCTACAACAAGCGCGACATTGTTAAAGACACCAGCAACGGCAACATCTACTACGCCAACACTGCACACACTTCGAGCGGCGCACAGCCGATTGACACCAATGCCGATGTTGCTAAGTGGGATTTGCTTGTGGACAACGCGGCAGCAGGTGCATCGGCTACTGCCGCTGCATCGTCAGCAAGCGCGGCATCTACGTCTGCAAGTAACGCCTCGACGAGCGCATCGAACGCTTCCACAAGCGCAACCAACGCGAGCAACAGCGCCTCGAGTGCATCGACCTCAGCCACCAATGCGTCGAACTCCGCAACGGCTGCAGCAAGCTCTGCCTCAGCAGCCTCGGCCAGTGCATCCGCTGCCTCAACAAGCGAGACCAATGCAGCTGCTTCGGAGTCGGCGGCTGCGACCAGTGCCAGCAATGCATCGTCTTCTGCATCAGCTGCTTCGACCTCTGCGTCGAATGCTTCGACCTCTGCGACCAACGCGTCCAGTTCCGCATCATCTGCCAGCACGTCAGCATCGAACGCAGCTGCCTCTGAGTCTGCTGCTTCAACCTCCGCATCCAATGCAGCGACAAGCGCAACCAATGCAAGCAATAGCGCAACCAGTGCAGCTACCGCACAGTCTGCTGCTGAAGCTGCCCTTGCTTCATTCAATGCCACTTATCTGGGCGCTCAAGCAAGTGATCCTTCTTTGGATAATGAGGGCGATCCAGTGACTGCTGGGGATTGGTACTTCAATACAACAAGCAACCTCAGTCGAATCTATGATGGATCTGCTTGGCAGAATGTTGTCATATCAACTGCTGGATTTTTAGAGTCTGCAAACAATCTGTCTGACCTTGACAATGCAGCAACGGCCAGGACAAATCTTGGACTAGCCATTGGTACAGATGTTCAAGCCTATGATGCTGACACAGCCAAGACGGATGTAGCCCAGGCTTTTACTGCACAGCAGACATTTGCTGAATTAAAAGAGACTGTATATACATTAGGTACCAGCGGCAGCATTGCACTTGATCCAGCTAACGGTTCGATTCAAGTGTGTGTAGCTACTGGTGCGCCCACCTTTACTGATTCACTGGAAGCTGGGCAGACGGTTGTATTGCACCTAGAGAATGGTGACACTTATGCACCCGTATGGCCTACTGTGACCTGGACTACCAGTGCTGGCAATGCAGCACCTACTGTGACGAATAAGGATGTGTTTGTATTTTGGAAAGTCAGTACGACCTTGTATGCGGCTTATGTCGGGAGTTACGCTTAATGTTAAGCAAAGCCTTAACCACTGCGGCGGCTGGCTCTGCGGCTGGCGACTACGAAATCTCACGCTCTCTGCGGTTTAACTCTGCTGACTCTGCGTATCTGAGTAGGACTCCTGCGAGTGCTGGTAACCGCAAGACATGGACATGGAGTGGGTGGGTAAAGCGAGCAAAATTAGACGCTCAAACAAACGGGCAGGTTTTATTTGCTTGCAATCCAGCATCGGGAGCATCAACAAGCACCAACTTTATTTTTGAATTTGATGATGGTGGTGGCACAAGCGGGGCAGATAATTGTTTGGGCGTCCATACCTATGACTTTGATGTTTTTACAACACCTGCTCTTTTTAGAGATGTGTCTGCTTGGTATCACATTGTTTTGGTTGTTGATACAACACAAGCAACATCAGATGATCGATTAAAATTATATGTAAACAATGTGAGGCAAACTTTAACGCAAGGCACAAATTGGCCTAGTCAAAATTTTGATTTTGGAATTAACACAACTGAGCCTCACGCCATTGGTAGACACGCTCAAACAACAAATTATTTTTTAGATGGCTACCTCACAGAAATAAATTTCATAGATGGTCAAGCACTAACCCCATCGTCTTTCGGTGAGACCAACGAAACCACAGGAGTCTGGTCACCTATTCGTTATGCGGGTTCCTACGGCACAAACGGGTTTCACTTAGACTTCTCTGATAACAGCGGAACCACATCGACCACACTCGGCAAAGACATTTCTGGCAACGGGAATAACTGGACACCTAACAACTTCTCTGTAACTGCGGGTGCTGGTAACGATTCTCTGGTGGACACACCTACACCTTACGGTACAGACACGGGTGCTGGTGGCGAGGTGCGGGGGAATTACGCTACTTGGAATGCATTAAATAATACCAACACGCTTGCAAATGGTAATCTTCAACTAACTGGTCCTTCTGCGGCTTGGGGAACATCCATTGCAACCATCGGAATGTCATCTGGAAAATGGTATTGCGAAGCAACCGTAACATCAATTTCAGGTACTTTATATGCTAGGGCTGGCATTGCTACGCAAGCCGTAAACATTAACGGTTACCTTGGTGATAACGCTGGTGGTTGGGCTTACATTAGTAATAGTGGGAATAAACAACATAATTTAAGTTCTGTAGCATACGGGTCTTCTTGGACGAGTAACGATGTAATTGGAATTGCGTTTGATGCTGACGTTGGAACGCTTACATTTTACAAAAATAATGTTAGCCAAGGAACGGCATATACCGGCCTAACTTCTGGGCCGTATTTCTTTGCATTTTCTATGAATGACCCATCGGTCATGTATATAAACTTCGGCCAGCGACCCTTCGCCCACACAGCACCATCTGGCTTCAAGGCACTTGTCACAACGAACCTACCTGAGCCAACTGTGGCGCAGGGGGATGACCACTTTAGCGCAACAACATACACAGGAACGGGATCATCTGGTTTGGTTGTAACAACAGGTCTTGCAAGTGGGTTGGTTTGGATTAAAGATAGGCAAGACGCAAACCATCATGTTTTATTTGACCAAGTACGAGGAATCAATAAAACGCTTGCAAGCAGTTTAACTAACTCTGAATACACCCTTACTGCTGGATCTGGGCTTTTATCATTTGATTCGACAGGATTTACACTTGGCACAGAAACTAGCGGAGCAGGATCAACAAACGCATCTAGTAGACCCTATATCTCTTGGAACTGGAAAGCCAACGGTGCTGGCGTATCTAACACAGACGGAACAGTATCCAGCACAGTCTCAGCGAATACGACTGCGGGGATTAGTATTGTTTCGTATACGGGAACGGGTACAACATCTTCGGTTGGTCATGGGCTTGGAACGACACCCGCTATGATAATTTGTAAAAGTCGAACATCGGCAGTTGGCTGGCCTACATGGCATCAAGGAATGGGCGGTACTGACAAGGTAA